GGCCGGTGAAGACGTTGACGACGCCCAGCGGCGTCAAGGTCGACGCATAGCCGAGGCCGGCGCGATTGTCGATGAAGGCGCGATCGACCGCGACCACCGCACCGTCGAGCGCGCCGGCGCTCAGCGCGGCCAGAAAGCCCTGGCCGCCGATCGTTGCCTGTGGGGACGGCGTGCAGATCACCTGCCAGGTATCGACATCGAGGCCGATCTTCCAATGGCCATAGGCCTTGTTCATGAGCTGGTCGAAATAAACGAGCCGCGATGACCAAAGGGTCGTGCCGGTCGCCAGCGGCGCATCGGCGAGGGGTGGCCCCGTATTGACGAGCGCCGTCCCCCCGGCATAGGGCACGGCGATATCGACATCGCTCGTCGTATAGAGGAGCGGCGCGCCGCCATTCATGTCGCCGGCCAGCGCGAAGCTGTAGAGATCGCAGGGCAGCACGGCCGCCGGGCGCGACGCGAGGAACGCCGCCAGCGCGCCGGCCGCGCTCTCATACTTGACCGGCTTCATCACACCGCCTTCAGGGTCGTGAAGGACAGCTTCTTCAGTTCCCAGAAATTGAACATGAAGCTGGAAAATTCGGCGGTATCGTCATCGAAGCGGCATGGCCAGTTGTAGGAAAAATCCGCCGTCACCGGCGCGCCCGACGCCGGCACGTGGCTCGCATCGAATTCGATGCCATAGGCGAAGCCCCAATTGGGATCGGTGAGAAAGCTATAGCTCGACGAATCCTGCGCGACGGTCGCGACCCGCACCGTGACCGAGGCTTGGGTCACGTCCTGCACCGGCTCGGTGATGAGCGACAGCGTGCGAGCGAAATTGAAGCTTCGCGTCGCGCCATCGCCGGTGCCGAGCATTTGGCCGGCGATCGCATTGTCATAGACATCGTTGAAATGGAACGGCAGGGCCGCGCCCGCGACGAGCTGGAAGAAGCTCATCAGCAATTGCCAATCCTGGTTCTGCGCGCCGGAGCCGAGATAGCTGAACGTCAGTTCGTATTTGTAGAGGCCGAAGCTATAGAGTTGCAGCCGCGTCTCCTTGCCGCTGATCGCCTTCTGCTTCAACGTCGATTGGAGAGGCGCGCGGCCGACCGGCCACGCGAGGCCCTTCAAGGTCGGAAAAGTCGGAATCGTCGCCATGGGCAGGATCAACCCTCCGAGACCGTCGAGGAAAGTGAGCGCCGAACCGTCGAGCGTGACGATGGCATTGGCCATTTCGTTCAATAGCTCCCGCGCACGCTGGGATTGGCGGCAAGATAGGCGCCGAGATTGCGCGCCAGGGGCCGCATCACCGATGGGTTGTTGAACATCGCCAGCACCGATTTGGCGTCGAGGGCCGAGACTTGCGGCGCGAAGGTGACATTGATCGCCGGCGCCGAGCCGCCGCCCCCGCTGCCGCCGCCGGTCGCCGCTCGGAACCCCGAGGCGAAGCTTGCCGGCATGACGGTCTCGCCGGCATGAAGGACGCCCGCCATATCCCGCGGGATCTCCCAGGCGCCCACCGCGAATGCCGAGATCGAACCCGCCGCGGCATAGACCGCGGCCGATCCGGCGGCGGCCGGTCCGGCGGCGGCCGGGCCCATCGTCGGCGACAGAAAGGCGAAGATGCCGGCGAAGGTCTGGCCCGCGTCGATCGCGATCGATTTGATCGCGCTCGCCACTTGCGCGACGAGGCTGGTGCCGACACCCGCCGTTTCGGCCGCGCCGCGCGCCGCGACGCCCACACTCGTCGCCTGGGTCTTTTCCGTTTCGGTCAGAAGATGGACCAGCAATCCCTCCTGGGATGCCAGTCGATCGGTATTGACGCCCAACGCACTGAGGAGCGCGTAGCTGGTAAAATATTTCAAATCATTCGCGATCTCCGCTTCGACCAGTTGCCCCGCCATCTGAAGGAGCGATTGCGACAATGATTGCCGGCGCGCCAACACATCGCGCACGAAACTGTCCTCGGCGCCGTCGATCTCGCGCAGCATGCCGCGCCAGGCGGCGAGCGAGCTTTGTCCGACGGCGCTCGCCGACCGGCCGACGACGGCGAGATAGGCGCCGGCATTCTGCGCCGCCTGGGCAAAGACGGGGCTGAGTTCGTCGCTCGCGACGAGCCGCACCTCGACGATGTTATCGGCCATCCTTGGCGATCCTTATTTGCGATCAAACCTGTTTCAGCGCGCCGAGGGTCAGTGTTCCGCCGGGCGCCAGCGTCATGAGACGCTCGAACGGGGCGGGCGCTCCCTCGGTCGCGATCGGTGCCGGCTTCCATCCGACGAGCGCCCGCAACAAGAGATGCGCGGGCGGATAGTCGCGCCAATAGCGCATCAGCACGCGGCAGCGGGGAATCGTCAGCGCGTCGACCTGGTTCCAACTCCACCCGGTCGCCGCGATGATCTGGGCATAAAGGAAATCCCAGTCCGTCAATTCCCCGCTTGCGCTTCCCCCGGCGCGGCCTCGCGTTCGATATAGCCGCTCAAGGTCAGCACGGCTCGCGTTGCGACGACGATCTCGGCCTTGGTGCCCTCGAGATCGAGGATGGCGTCGCGGTTCATCTCGGGATGGGCCCGGCTCAACGCGGCCGCCAGAATGTCCATCGCCGCGTCGAACTCGCCCCCTGGCGCCGCACCGGGCTTCAGCGCGTGCCCCAGAACCTCCTCGATGCCGCGCAACTGGCGAAATGTCAGGGCGCCCACGGTGAAGCGCCGGCCGGCCAGCGTGATGACGATCGCTTCCGCCATCACGATGCCTCGTTGAATGACCAATCGAGCACGTTCCCGGCGGCATTGGCGAAGACCGAGAAATCGAGCTCCGGTATGGTGAAATCCTCGAGCTTCGTCGCGTAGGACAGTTTCGAGCTAACACAATTATAAAGCGACACGGTCGCGGTCTTGCCTTGGAAGCTGGTGTAGAGCTGCGCCGAAAAGGTCGGCGTCGTGCCGATCGGCTGATTGACGAGCGCGATCTTTTCGCCCCCGCTGGCGGCGGTGTAGATATAGTTGATCAGCACCGCCTTGCCGGCGTCGCCCGAATTGAAGGTGTAGACGCCGGCGCTGACGCTGTACTGGCCCGCTTCGGGCGTGCTCGCTACGAGGGTCAGCGGCAGGCCGGTCGCCGCATAGACGACGCCGTAATCGGCGACGAAGGTCGCGGCATGGCCAACGGTCGCGGTATAGGGGGAACTCGCCGGCACGGTCGCCGCTTCGCCGAACGACGAGGCGGTGTAGCTGCCCGACAAATTCGTGCCGAAGAACAGATTGTTGAAGGCGAGGCCGCTCACCTGCGCCATCTTCGCCTTGCCGGTCATTTTCGCCGTTCCGCGCGCGACGGCGATGGCGAATTGGTTCTGGCCATAGAGCTCCTTCGTCGTGAAGCTCAGATCGAGCTGCACCTCCTGAATGAGGCCGAAATTTACCGGCGTGGCGCCGACGATATCGGTTCGCGTGCCGAGGAGCACGCCCGAGCCGAATTGGAAGACAGCCATGAAGATTGCTCCTTCGCGAGCGATGCTGAATCAGGGAACGGTGATGCGGATCGGAACGATCGCGACCGACTGGCCGCCGAGGGTGCCTTCGTCGGTCTCGATCTTGCCATTGATCCAGGCCCGATAGGCGAGGCCGCCCAGGGTCTGCGTGTTGGCGGCGATGTCGGCGCCGCCAAGGGGCGCCAGCGCCGCCTCGACCGCGTCGAGCAGCGGGTTCAGCACGGTGGACGGCGCCGTCACTTCATCCGGCGCGTGGCAATAGAGATAGAGATCGACATCGCAGCTCCATTTCGTCGGCAGGCCGCGCTGCTGTTCTGCGGTCTCGCTCTTTTGCGCCAGAAACAAGGCAGGCTGTTCCATAGCGGCGACATCGGACCAGTGTCTGAGGCGCCGGCTCGCGGTGGCGAAGCCGGCCGCATTCGCGAGAAGCGCGAACAGCGCTTCATAGATCGGCTCGCGGATCATGCGGCGGCCTCGTCGCCGACCGCGGCGTCGATCTGCGCCAGCGCATCAGGGGCGATCTCGCTCAAGGCTGAGCGCAGGAACGAGTGCGCGGGATAATCGACCCGCCGCGCATAGGATTGGATCGCAATGGTGCGGGGCGCGATCGCGCGGCCGAACGCTTCCCGGATGGTGCGCAGATGGGCCCGTACCGTCTCGGTGCCGTGAAAGCCATATTCCTCATACGCGGCATAGGGCACACCGCCGGCGTCGATCGAAACGGCGATGGAATTGCCGGCGCTCGCGATATCCAATTCGATGCCAGATGCCAGCCGGCCCGATCGCTGCCGTAACGCGCCACCGCTGAGCTGGTCGCGGACACGATCCTGCAATTCGCTGCCGAGACGCTGCATCACGGCGGCGAGCCGCGCCTCGAGCCGGCCCGGAAAGCCGCGCACGCTGCGCAGCGCGGCGGCGCCGTCAGTGACCTCGGTTTCGATCATGGCGTGAAGTTCCGGCGATATTGATCGATCAGCGTCTGGACATCGGGCGGCATATCCTTCTGGGTGAAGGCGACGATCTCGCCCGCCAGATTCTTCGAGACTTGGCCGATCCGGTCGCGTTCCTTGTAGCGCAGCACGACGAGCTCGATGCAGGCCTGCTCGATCTCGGCCGGGGTCGCGGCATAGCCGGCGGAATAGGACACGGCCACGTTCTGATAGCCGCGCCTGAACCGCCAACCTTTGAGGTAGAGCATCGTCGGACTGAAAACATAGCCCCTCGATGCCGCGTCCGGCGCCGTCGACACGGCGATGCCGTCGATCGCCAGCGCTGAAACCGCGGTCACCGGCGTGTTGGCGAAGACGAGCCTCTGGCCGCCGTCGCCGTCGCGCGTTTCGGTGTATGCCGCCGACGCGATCTGGCGATTGAGCCAGGTCTCGATGAACTGGCTCGCGGCGGTGATGAGCCGGGTCAGCAGCACATCGTCGCCGGTGGATGCCAAAGGCGGCGAGAGCCAGCCCTTGACATTGTCGAGCGTCGTAAGATCGCCGGCCGCCATCGCGCCCTCCCGATCCGCTCAGCCGTTGGCGATGTTGGTGATGGCGCCCAGGGCGAAGGGCGCATAGATGGCCAGCACTTCCTCGGCATAGACGCCGACTTCGCGCTGGCGCGTGCGCAGCGGCCAATCGACCCGATAATAATCGCGCCGGGTCTTGATCTCGGCGACGTTCGGCACCTCGTTCGACTGGTAGGCCGCGGGCAGGTGCTCGCACCAGCCGATCAGCGTGCCGGGCGGCAGATCGGGATGAACCTTGACCGGAATCTTGATGCCGCCATCGACGGCAAAGGGATTGTAGTAGAATTCGACCGCGCCCGCCGCGACGATGGCATAGGGATCGGGGCCATCGGCCGAAACCTCGTAGCGCAAGAGGGGCGAGGAGTTCGCCGACAGCACCTTGTTGGTGATGTTCTTCAGTTCCTGGCTGTTGACATAGAGCACGGTCGGCGAAAGCCGATAGCTGTCCCACATCGTTTGCAGCATGGTATCGATCTCTTCGATCGAACCGCGCCCCGAGCCCGTCAACGTGCTGCCCGTGCCGGCGGTGCCGGTCGCCAGTGTCGCGACATAGGCGCCGTTGGCCGGGTTGAATGTCGCCGTCAGCAGCCCGTCGAAGGCGAGCCCGGCGTTGGCCGAGCAATCGCCGGTGATCGCCGTCGCCGTCTGGCGGCTGCTGGCAAGCGTCCCGCCGAAGCTCGTGCTGTTGATGGACGTGATGGCCTGGAGCGTTTCGGAGCCCGATGCCCCGACATACCAGCCGTAAGCCA